ATGAATTATACTTGTCCTCATTGTAATCGAGACACTACCATTACTGATTCCGATCGTATTGTTGATTATGTCAACTTACGCATCGAAAGCGGCGGTTTAGCAAAGCAATTTGAAATTCAGTATATCGTTTGTCCAAACGTTAACTGTAATAAATATACCTTAACAGCTTCTCTCTACGACGCTACACTAGAACATTATGGTTATTATGCACCGACAGGAGAAGCCCTTTTTATGTGGAATCTTGTGCCCAGCGCCAACATAAAAGTATTTCCTGACTACATACCGCAGCCAATTATTGCGGATTACAATGAGGCATGTCTAATAAAAGAGTTAAGCCCAAAAGCCTCTGCCACACTAGCTAGAAGATGCCTTCAAGGAATGATACGTAACTTTTGGAGTATAAACAAAAAGAGCCTTTATGAAGAAATCAATGCTATTCAGGATAAAGTGGACCAACTGACTTGGGAAGCGATAGATGCTGTTCGTTCAATAGGCAATATTGGAGCGCATATGCAGAAAGATATCAACTGCATGATTGATGTCCATCCAGGAGAAGCTCAGCTCTTAATCGATCTAATTGAAACTCTCCTTAAGGAATGGTATGTCAATAGACATGAAAGGGAGCAAAAAATGCAAGCTATAATTGAGCTAAGTAAGCAGAAAAGCGCTCTAAAGGCTGGGCAGACAGAATAAAACGCAAAAGCGCTCACCCACGGATTTAACTCCGCAAGTAAGCGCTATTTTTTATTCCTCGCTATCCTTCTTCGTTTTGCCTACGTCCGCTGAGTCCGCATCTCCGTTCGCTATGCTCCCTGCGTCAGCTACACCCTCCGCCAGCATGTACGCAACGCACGCGCCAACCGCCCCGATAACGCCCGTTACTTGCAGCGTTACATTCTCGCCAGCACCTCCGGCCGCCAGTACGCTCGTAGCCAGCGCAGCCAACAACGCCCAAAAACTTCCGCGAAGACAATTTCCGTTTCCAATCGATTTTGTTTCCGTTCATATTACTTCGCCTCCTTCGTAGTAATCGTCGCCAGTTTCGCCTTGTTGTCCCACGTAATCGATGCGCCAATCCGTTCGCTTATGTCGCGCAAAGGAACGTACACCGATCCGTCGATAATAACGCCATCTTTCGCCGGCTTACCGTCCACCTTAACCGCTGCTTTTTCGTGCTTCATCTCGGGTTCGTCCGCCTTTCCTTCATTTAATTTCGCAGCAACCCGCGCTTTGAACGCGAACCAACCGGTCCAGGCGCCGCCATCGTACATTAGGCGCGGACATATTTTACCGGACCAGTCGTAATGCCGGCGCAATCGGTCGACGCCCCATCCGCGCTCTTTTAACATTTGCGCAACCAGTTCGACCGCGTTATCGAGCGTCTTGGCATAATTGCCACTCTCGCATATTTCAACGCCAATCGACGTGCGGTTTCCGCTAGTGCTCCCGCTACCGTCGCCGGCGTGCCATGCGTTTTCATTCAACGGTATACATTCGACGGCCTCGCGCTCATCCACGCCGATGTGAAACGAAGCCTGGCGCGTATTCGTCGGATTCGTCAGCCACGCGCGTTCGCCGGCCGCTGATGATTTCGGATTCCCCGTATTGTGAATCGTAATCGTGGACGCGTTCATCGCGTAACCTGGCCGCCGGTTACATGCGGTTGATTTCGGTATATGGTCCTTACGATAATTCATTTGCCTCATTCCTTTCCGCCGGGAAACCGGTCTTTAATATCGCGAAGTTCCGTTATAATTACGTCATATTTATCGCTAAATTTATCGAGAAGGTCCTGTAGCCGCCCCTCGCGTTCCTTATTCGTCTTCATGACGTAAATAAGGAGCCAAACGAATCCGACTGCGAATGGCCCCTGCGTTATGAAGTATTTAACTAGATCCATTTCCGCCATATAGCGGCCTCCCTTGCGTTAAATCTGAACGGCGTCTCCGCTCTCGTTGATTTCGTAGCCTTTTTCATGTAACGCTAGTCTAACAGGCTCTTTGTCCTTTTCGGGAACACTCGCAAATGTCCGCATAGCGTCGATGATAACGTTAGCGTAAACGCGGTGAATAAATTTAACCTCGATCGTTGCCATTACGCTCCAACTCCTCCCGCAAGCATTTCGTATAATTCAAGTGTTGCGCTGTTAGCTTCCGCAATCTTAGCGTCCTGTGCCGCTTGGCTTTCATGTAATTCGATGGCGGCCGCCTGCGCTTCGGATAGTTGCGCCTTTAATTGCGCAACTTGTTCCGAAAGCGGTTGAAGTGTTGGTGGCGGTACTTCGGGGTTATTAGGGTCTCGATAAGTAAACAATAGCTTTTTGGTCTTAGGGTCTACTTGAAAAGAAGAGGCCTCCATAAAATCTTCCATGTACTGACCATATTCCAACTGGAGGACGCCATAGGTTGACCTGTCCCTATCACGTAAGAGTGGGTAATTTTTAATCGTATCCTCAACGGTTCGAACAGGGAAATGTTCAGGATATTCCTGGGCGGGTGTATGCATCAGGACGCGCCCGGTGTCGACCTCGTAGAAGATCATCATACCGATTTTTATCACGGTCCCATCCTCCTAATTAAGTGCAATAATTTCATAGTGATTCCCTACCCTTACGCCGTTATCGTATCCGACCCCATATACAAGAGCATTACCGGGTAGGGTGGTGTTTTTTGGACCATAGACAGCATAACCAGTCACGGGCTCCCAACGCAGGGTATTAGGATTTAGCCAAATGTAAGGGCTCGCTGTATGATCACTCGGCACCATACTTGCCCACATAGGTAAACCGTCGGGGTACCCCTCACGATCTCGCCATATCCGTATCAGGCCAGGATTGAATCCTTCAGGGATTGGTATTATGAGAGCACCGATATTCAGATCAGCCATACCGTAGCCTTTAATGAATGGTCTACCCTCGACTAACGTTCCGATCAAACCCGCAACATTAACCCCGGACCGCAAGTTATTCGCAGTAAGCCCTGGAACTGCGGCCGTTACCCAAGATGCACCGTCATAGTAGCCGTGCGGTGGGCGAATAAAGAAGCGATCACCCGGCCAGACAGTCGGTTCAAGCCCTGGCATATGATTGTTCTCGGCACTTCGGTTAGGCATCTGGCCCGTGAATGGCCCGTTCGCATTCGATGCCGTCTTCCCGGCCAGTACATCCGCCGCCGTCGCGTTCCCGGTCGCACGGATCACCGCCGAAATCTTCGGAATCAGTTGCGCCCATGATTCGCTAGTGGATGCCGGTACCCCAATAGAGTTGAGCGCGGCAACCACATTCGCTTTCTGCTCAACTCCAAGCTGCTTTCCCGCAAGAGCTTCATCGTACGCCGTCTTTACCGCATTTGCCGTCGCCGCCTCGGATACCGACGTACTCGTCACGGTATCGTTAAGCTTGACGATACCCTTTTGCGTTGTCGACGCATCGGGCGGCTGAGTCACGCCTAATTGGTCGGCCGGTACCTTTCCATTCGCGTCAAGCATAGCCAAGCCGTTCGCCACGCCAACCTTTGCGTCAATTGCTTGCGCTAAAGCATTCTCGTCACGCACACGTCCGCGACCATCGAATCGTCAATTAGCGGCAGCCCTAGTTTTGCTGTATTCGCCATACTACGCTATCCCCCGATTCTTTAAATCTTTATACGTTATTCCGAGCGCCTTCAATTCGCCGTACGTCAATCCGCTCGCCTTTAGTTCGCCGTACGTATAAAAACGGAATACGTACTCGATCGCAAGGTGCGCCGGCGTAATATCGCGAACAGCCGCCCGCAACTCCGCCATTTGTTCCGGAACCCCGAGCGTACTCACAAACGTAATCACGATCGTATATTCCGCCGCTTTATTCGTGACCGCAACCTCTCCGTTCGAGTACGCGGACGCAACGTTTTCGATTAATTCCGCCGTTACCGTGCCGACACCGCGCAGCTTTGAGAGTAAGACCTCGCGCCGCTGTTCGTACGTTTTGCCCGGCTCGGCCGTAATTCCAAATATACGCTCCCACCGCGCTAGTCCCCACGTTGCCGTCTCGATAAAAAACTGCGCCAGTACGTCGTCAATGCTGGCGTTAAGTCGCGCCATCTCTTCCGCCTCGCGGTCGAGTATATTCGTAGCGACCGGCATTTCTTCGTAATAGAGAGGCACGGAGTCCCGCATATCACGCGCTATTTCTTCGGCTGTTCTCACGTAACGGTCACCGTCCCTAGTACCGCAACCTCACCGTCCGCAATCGCGACATTCGAAAAGCTGCCGTTAACCGTCAAATTTTCGTAGTCAATAACAGGCGGAATATCGAGGATTACGTTAGCGATCCGTGTAGCACGGACGAGTGGGTCCGAGAAGGCGAGTGAACGCAGGTATTCGCGTACGCCCGTCTCTACCTGCGCCTTGACTTCTTCCGTCGTAGCCCCCGGCGCGAGTGTCACTTTAACCGCAACGTTGATCGGGACCTCTATCGCGCCCGCCACCGTTGCGATTGCGCCAACAGGTGCGACCCCCTGCCCGGTTCCATCTTGCGTTGGATCAATATACGCCTGAACCGCGTCAACAATAACGGAGTCTGGCGCGGTCTTCTCGTCGTCCAGAAGAACGATTTTAACCGTTCCCGGCCCGTTCCATATCGGATATACCTTTGCGTCACTAACGCCGGGAACCTCTAACGCCCATTGGCGGTAATGATTCGCATTGCCTGACGTTGCCGGCCGCCTTGCTCGTTCGAAGTATCGCGCCAACAAGGACGCATCCGACTCCGCATCGACTCCACCCTCGAAATATGACGCGTTGGTTAATGTAAGAATGCCGGCCAAGTCGCCGATAACCGTTGATATCGCGCCCGCCCCGACATTACCGTTTGAGCCACCTGACTGCGCTTCGGCCGCAGCTATTACGGAGCCTTCCGCGCCTGTTCCGGCGATAGTAACCTCCGCCTTGGTTACGAAATAGACCGGGCTCTCCCCGCCAGTACTAACGACCATTCCTGCGGGAATTACCGTTCCGACCGGTCCGCTAAATGTCACGGAACCGACCGCCTTTACCGCAGGCTTGCGGGTTAACCCGTATTCACGCGCAAGCATATCGAGATAGAGACCGTAAGTCGTGTCCGCAAAGCCGGCGTTAAGTACGTTGTCGAGTTCGATATAGGCACGCTCAAACTCGATTGCAGCCGGCGCCGTTAAGTCGTAAGTTACCGAGCCCTGCCGTTTGTCAATATCCGGAGGTGACGCGCCTAGCATCCGTTCGTGGACCGCTGCTTGCGTTTGATCTTCGTACGCCATTAAATCGTCACCTCCATCGGGATAATTTCGTCGTTTATCTCAACGTAAAAAGACACGTAAAGGCGGTCGCCCTCACGCGTCAATTCGAAATCATATACGTCATCAATCCGGTCATCATAAATTAAAGCTTCTTCGATAACCCGTGGTATTTCCGTTTCCAGTAAATCAAGTGTCGCGCTCGATCCGATCAAGTCATCGAGTTCGCAGCCGTAATCGTCGTCGTAAATAACGAACCGGAATCGCGCTGTCTTAATCGCTTTAACGATGAACTGTTTGATCGAATCCAGACCGTCAACATACCCGCCGAGGACGCCGTTATCAAAGTCAAGCGCGTACGTTTTAAGCGGTTGTTCTTCCGCTAGGTCGTTAATTACTTCCGTCTCAATATCGACGGGCTCCAAAGGACTAAGCGCCATTTTCCGCGCCTCCCATCCGATCGAGAATCACGTAACCTTGGCCACTATTGTATGACGCAACGACAACGCGGTCGCCTTTCGCCAGGGCCGCGCCAAACTTAACGTCCGCATCTGTTATAGTAAAATCCGTTATCTTATGTGTGTGGCCCGGGTCGCCGGCCTGCGTCGTCGTAAGCGATATTTTACCGCCACTTATCGTTGCTTTACGAGTGTGTTCCGTTAAGTGTTCGCAAACTACGAAATCGTCTTCGTCAAGTTCGAGCGGCATGTTATTGATCTTAATGCGGAGGGGCGACGCTGATGTTACCGTTGCAAATTCGATATCGACGTCGCGATTATAGCCGACCGCCTTGACGACCGCTTTAAACTGGCTAAACCCATTTCCTTCGATTAGCTCCGGTTTCATACTACGCGCCTCCTTCCGTTCTTTTGCGTATGGTTTCGATAAACATATCCGTAGCACTTTGTTGTTTTTTTCTTTTTGCCTTTTCCTTGTTTTTTCTTCTTCTTTTTCTTTCTTCTTCGCGGCTTCTTTTTTCTCCGGACTTTCCTCATACTCCAATTTCGGCAGATCATCCGTTTTTGAAATCGTAACTTCCATTCGGTGCGCACCGCCCTGGAACGTGTGAGTGTCCGCGTTAACATAAAAACCGCCGACCAAATCCGTCATCGATTCAAAACGCGTAGACGGCTGTCCCTGCGACGACTTCCGTATTGCCAAGCGCCTCGACCGATACCTCTTCGGATACTTTCGAGAGTTCCTTTAAGCGCTGTTTCGCAAGCTGCTCAATGGCTGATTGCGTCTTATCGCTATCTGCCTGCTCAACATGCTGCATAAGCCCGTACTTCTGAATCGCCGCGCCATTCTTTGCCGTCGCAGTCAGCGGCTTTTTATCGTCCCCGCCGATAACCTTCACGGCCGTTCGCATATCGTCAATTGACCGCGATCGGTTTGCGTTAATAATATTGACGCCATCTTCAAGTATCCACCGCACGAGAGCGTCCTTTTTCTCACGTAGATAAAGCTTGCCTTCGCGCGAATAGACGGTAAACTTACGGCCGTTTTGCTTGCGCGTTTGGGTGAGCGCGGTCACGACCATGTCCCATAACGTCATGTTGCGCAGGATTAGCTTTGGAATGACGTAACCGGTCGACGCAATATCGCCGGCCGCAATGTCAAACGCCTTACATATTTCTTTGACGATAGCGCCCGCTGTCATTCCGACGAATTTGCGTGTATCAGCGTTTTTAGTGAGGTACACATTCTCGTCATAGGCGATTACGGTTGCGTCGCCGCGATCATTGATCGTATAGTCGAAAATGATTCCGCGAAACAGGCCGACATTGTCTGCGTAGAAGCGAACCTCTTTGCCAACGTCAATATCGATCGCCTGCTCTTCACCATCGACCGTATTAGACAGTGTCAGTTTCAACGTGCGATGTGGCTGCGCAACCTCTCCGGACCATACCGCTACCTTAACCAACGGCTCAATATAGTACTTTCCGTCGTAAAGAACGCGAATTTCTGTTGCCATTACGGAATCACCAACTTTATGCCGGGCTTTAGCACATTAGGGTTCGGCCCGACCACCTTCTTGTTGGCGTTATAAATCTTGCGCCAGTTATTGCCGTCACCGTATACCTTCGCGCTAATCTTAAATAGTGAGTCGCCGGACTTGACCGAGTAGGATGACGGAACTTCACGCGTATTCGGACGTTGAGCAGCCGCCTGCAATTTCGGTAACGTAGCGCCACCACTTCCGGACTTTTTACCCCCGTCACCCTTCTTTTCGATTTTTTAAGAACGTGTACTCTTTGAGATCAAGCGTATAGTAAATGTCACCGGGCTCGCCGCCCCGTTCTTCATACTCAAAATTGCGGATCGTAACGGCGATGTTAATCGGTGTGTTCGTGACGATGTAACGGACCGGCTTGCCTGACCGTTGCCACCGCTCTATTGTTTTCACGTATTCCCACGGGTCTTTGAGTTTGGAATACTGGCAGAAGGAGGCGTTGTAATCGCGGGGGAACAGTGAGGACAGCGAAAACTCTTTCTGCCGTCCGTTGCCTATAATAGTGTACTCGCCTAGTTTGGCGACTTCGATATCCTCGAAACCGTTCGAGGATACGACGGAGATTGAGTCCGGATTTACCGGTAACCACATTTCTTCCGTGCGGTTGTTAAACTTAAGCCAAAACTGCGGCTTCTCTCGTACCATAGATTCGCCTCCTTACTGCGCCATTTCGTACGCTAATTGTTTCGCAATCTTTTCGATATCGGCTTCTTCACGTACGTAGAAATTATTACCGCTAATAACGACCGGCCGAGCGGACCCGCCACCATTAGCGCCCGGCTCACCGCGATAACGCTTTGCCTCTTCGCGCGTCAATACTTCCTCTCCCTTATGGAGGCGCGCGACCATTCCGTTGTATGGCACGTTATTAATTCCGCCATTAAAGCCGAATGCGCCTTTTACATCGTCCCATAACGTATTCTTTGGTGCCGGGGCTTGCATGGTAGCCTCGCCGCCGAACATCGGAACATTGGGTCCGTTCTTGGTGTTGTGTTCTGACATCGCCGTGTTAAAGTCCACTAGGCGTTGGGATTGCTCGTCCCTTGCGCCAGGTACGAGTGACTTTACTGAATCAGGCAATCGGAACGAGGCGACGATACCCTTAACGATGCCTTCCCCGATAGCAACGCCGAGCTTAATGGCAGCGTCGACCACTGGTCCTGAGTTACCGAGAACGGTTGCGATTACGTCTGTGACATTCTTTGCGATCATCTCAAATTTTGCTTTCCCGCCAGCATCATACCAAGCTTTAAAGTCATTCATAAGCGTGTTAAAAATGAACTTTATTTTAGCTGGGATATCGGGTAGCTTTTGAAACTCCGGATTATCGATAAAGTGCGTTTTAACGTAGTTTTTAGCGCCGTCAACCATCTTCTGTACTCCCGCAACAATCTGCGGTGTATACTTTTCCACAAAATCAGCCGCAGCATTAGCGAGGTCCTTAACAATAGGCAATAGCGGCATCATGCCCGCAATTTGCAACGTCTCAATGGCGCCACTAAACTGTTCTACCGCTCCGGCTGCGTTGTCCATCTTCTTACGCGCCACATCGAGCGCCGTAACTTTCGACATCTCCTCGCGAAACTCTGCTACGCCCTCCGCGCCTTCTTTAAAGAGGATCGTCGCAGCCCGTACCGCGTCCGTTCCGAACATCAGCTTGAGCGCGTGCTGACGCTCCTGATTCGTCAGTTTCGATAAGGATTTGCGCAGCGTTCCGGCGATTTCGTCGAGTGACTTAATATTGCCGGCCGCATCGAAGAACTTGTTAGAACCGTCGGCCGTAACGAGTCCGAGAGCCCGGAATAGTCCGATTTGTTCTTTCGTGACTGGCTGCAATGTTTGGAGCATCGTTTTCAGCGATGTACCTGCGTCCGATCCCTTAAGTCCGCGATTCGCAAACAAGCCGAGCGCGACGTTGGTATCCTTGAAGTTCATGCCGAGGCCAGCCGCAACTGCCGACGTCATCGAAAGGGAATAGCGCAATTCCTCAACGCTCGTCGCGGACGCGTTCGCAGTACCCGCGAGAATGTTCGCAGCCTGGGCCGCCGTCATTCCGTCTTCCTTAAACGCATTAAGCGCGGTCGACATGATTTCCGCAGCCGAAGCGAGGTCCAGTTCGCCAGCTGTCGCGAGGTTAAGCGCAGCCTCAAGACCACCCGCCTGTACCGTGGCCGGCGTTAATCCCGCCTTAAGCAATTCTTCGATACCTTGCGCAGCTTCTAGCGCGTTATATTTCGTATTGGCGCCCATCTGTAGTGCAAGCGCCTGCATTTTCGCCATCTCTGCGTTAGTCGCGCCAGTTAGCGCCGCAATCGTCGACATTTGCGCCTCAAAGTCCATCGCCTTACCCAGCGATTTACCTCCGACATATGCCGCCGTTCCGAGCGCAGCGATGCCGCCAAATAAGGCGCCTTTACCGAGGCCAGCGCCTAAATTCCGGAATACATTTTTCGCCTTGCTGCCGAGTGAGTTCATTGCGCGATAGGCGCCTTTACTGGCGCGCTCAACTCCGTTAAGTTCGCGCGACACTTTTCCGGCTCCGGCTGATACGGCGGACTGTGCGCGACTAAGTTGTGCGTTTGCATTCGAGTACATGGTGGTCGCACGTTTGGCCTGTTCGGTCGCTCTGCTGAGTTGTTCCTGACTCTTACGGACTCGGTCTATTGTTCTTGAAGCGCCGTCATCTTTAAGCTTAATACGCCCAATGAGGTCAAAAGACAATTAACGTCGACCTCCTTTCTGCGCACGATTACGTTGCCTTTCGCCTTGTTTCCGTACTTCCGCCTCTTCCTCAAGCACAAGTAAGTCGGAAGCGTACATAAATATCTGGTGGCGCCTTTCTTTCGCGTAAACTTCGTCAGGCGGGATGTGGTGTCGCTGATAGATCACGTGAAGCAAATACGGAACACCGCCCGCCTTGATTAGTTTTTTGCGTCTTCGATCAGTTCGTCCTCGTTACCGAAGCCGGACAAGTCCAGAACTGCTTGTAGCACCTTCGCCATTTCCCCAGGCAACAGCGCCTTCGATACGCAGTCAACCTCGTCAGTCGCGCCATAATGATCTTTAAGCGCCTTGTCGTTAAAGTTCGGATCGACGCAACCTTTTGCGACAACCATTCCGTTAAAAATATCGTTATCCGTTTGCTTGGCGCCCTTGCCATCGATAACCGTCGCCCGTTCGTTAATCTTGCGTAGTTCCTCGTTACTCAGCGCTTTAACCGTAAAGTGCGTATTCAAGCGCTTGATATAAATTTCTTTCGTCAATTCGAGCGTTGCGCCGAGTAGTGCTTCCAAACCTTTAGCCATGCGTTATCCCTCCGAATTAAATAAGAGCCGGGCGCAATTGTCCGGCTCTCGTATATTTGCGTTAATTAGTTCGGTCTAATTCCGTCAAGTACGTCGTATCCACTAAACACAAACGTATATTCCTGCTCCACGATCGATCCTACCTCGAAATTAATTACCGGAATATTGTCGAATGTGACGTTTTTCAAGCGCACGCGATAGGCCCCGAAGGATTCGGGGTCGTCTAGTTTTACAACAAGCTCCGTAACAAACGGCGAACTGGTGTCATCCGTGACCTGCTTCATCTTTTCGACCCATACGGACGTTACCATATAGCCGCCGATGCTGCCCGAGCCTTTTAGAGTCGTGGTCTTATTGCCTAGCCAACGTGTGCCGGCCGTTCGGATTTCCTCCATGCCGATTTCTATATTTGCCTCGACCGAAGTGACGTTCGACAGCCATTCGCCGTCCTCGTCATAGAGAAATCCGTAGTTGCCGCTAATTACGCGTTTTGCGTCCATTGCTCCTTGTGTCATCTATTTCACCGCCTCTTAAATGTTAACTGTCAAGAAGATGCGCTCGATGCTATCGGTTTCCGTGTAGCTGATTACCAGGAACACGGAATCGCCCACGCTCGGCCGCGATGGGTCCAGCGCAACAACCGGCGAACTCAAAACGCCCTCGTTTTCCAACGTCTCAAGGTACGCCGTTATCGCAACAATAAGCGTCGCCTGACCATCCGCGTTGTTGTTGAGCTTGCCGATATAATGGTCGGTCGCCGTCCGCGAGATATCGGTCGCAATCGCCTGCCTGGCGCGAACACTGCGGATTTTTTGACCGGACGTGGTGACGCCGCTCATAATCTTGACCTTGGCGCCGTCGTGAACGAGAATTAATGATCCGGCCTTGATTGCTGCGCTAATTTGCGCACGGGTCATGCGCTTGTTAACGTCCTCCAACGGCATTGGATCGAACGTGACTGACTCGTTAATCGGCGTGCCTGCGATGTCGCCCGCGATAAATGGCGCGTACTCCGCGGACGTGAACACCTTGCTGCCGACAGAGCCACCGACGGTTAAGTTGACGATATTGTCGTCTTTATTGAGCGTAGTCCGGGCGTCACCTGCCGCTGGGTCTGCGTCGGTTGTTGCGTCACCACCAATAACCACGATAAAGTGCTTACCTTCGTCACGATTACGCTTAACCCACGTCTTGGTCGCTGCCTGTTGATCAACGTTATACTCGCCGTCAAACACAAACACGTTAAACTCTCGCGAATCAAATGCGTCGCGCATGTCCACATAGTCTTGTTCTGCGGGAGTTGCCGGCATTGTGTAGACGAGGACTTCTTTTGCACCGCCTTGGAGCGCAAGTAAGATCGATTCTATATTCGTGATTCCGAACAGGTCCGTAGCTTCTTTTTCCGTCTCAACCGTGTAGAACGTCTTGGCTGTCGCGGTGGACGCGTACGTCAGCAACGGAATAGCGACGACGCCGCGTGCGCCTCCGTTGATTTGGGCGGCCGCTGCTCGTTTGAAGTTGATATAAATGCCGGGAATGTCTGGTAGCGCGGTAGGGTCCCAACTTCCTGCCATGTGAAAACCTCCTTTGGGTAATAAAAAGAGCGCCCCCATTTCGGGACGCCCGTTACATTCGTCGTATATTAACGTGATTAATTTTTGGATATTCCGGCTGAATCCGCGCCTCACGTACGCTAGTGTCCAGCACGCCGATAATCACGAATAGGCCGTTTTCCGTCTTGGCCGGTGGAGATATCGAAAAAGCATTAATGCGAATAGGACCGATTAACTCCGTTTGATACACCGCCGTACTGAGCTTATCCATATTCGCCAGCACCGTATCCGGCCGCTTATCGACATGAACGATTTGGTACGCGCGGTCAACCCGATAGTGGTAGCGCGTCTCTGTCTCCCGATCCTCGTCAATCATGCGGACATAATACGAATTAGGCGGAGGTTGCGCCGGTACGTCTTGTTTGCCGGTAGTCGCGGTCGGGAATAGCGCCTTGATATACGCTTCAATCGCAACAATGTCGTTTATTACGCTCAATTACGCCAGTCCCTTCCGCTTGATTTCCGCCTCGATTGCGTCCTCAATTAACCGCTTGTATTTGGTTTCGTTTTTCCTTAGTGGATACTCAAGGAATTTCTTCACCGTTCCGGGATGTCTAAGCTTGCCCCCGCCTGCGTCATTCTCGTGAATGTAATAGGCATAGTTAAACCGTCCTGACCTCGTTACCTCGATTGCGTTCGCACTAATTTCACCGACGATCTCGCCGTCCTTTATTTTTAAAGGCTCCTGCTGTATGTGCCGGCGAAGTGTTCCCTTATCGAGGGGCGCAACGTCTCGAGATTCGGCCTGCCAGTGGTCGAGTGCGTCATGCATTCCGGTTTTAGCACCTTGGATGATGGCGTCTTCTGCTTCTTCAAGGCGGCCAATAAACTTCGCGATATCGAAGTCTAGTGATATCCCCATTAAACGAACACCTCCGTAAGAATCGCCTTTCCGTTTAAAAAAACGTTTAGGCTGTATGGCGATCGGTTTCCGCTTGACCTGGACACCTAATTCATTCGTGTACAAAATTGTGTCGTCGTGTGAAACATCCGCCAACTTATCGAGGTAAATCGTCATACTTGAAACAGCTTCCTCCCCGTAGACGTTCTTTACAACGCGCGTTTCTTCGGATACTCTCGCCTTAAGAATTACGCTCTCTCCTGGGATAAGGATGCCCCAGCCGTCACGGTATTCCGGCTTCGTGACCGTGATTGTCTGTTTTAAAGGAATCAGCGCCATTACATCGTCACCCACTTCGCCACTTTTCGCCCGAGTTTCACGCCATTCGCCGCGCCGATAATATCCAGCGCTGACTCCGGAATCCACGCCTCTACGCCCGACTTCGCCCAGTCCTTGAACGTAAAGTTAGCGACCCCAGTTACGCCGAATGCCGCAATTCCTTGCTGTTGCAGCCTATTCGTATCGTTAAACGCAATCGCTAGTTCGTTAGCAAACTCGTATACCGCCGCGTCAGGTATCGCATATGTCGGATATTTGTTCGTGAGTGTACGCTCGGCGACGTTTAATATTCGTTGTTTTTTCGCTGCGTCACACTCTACCCAGTCCTCAATATCGATACAATTCGCGTTAATGTATTCGTCCGCTAACGTTATGCTTGCCATTATCGCCACTTGCTCCACCTCCGTTATTTACCGGAGGTTTTGCGCCGGGTTGGCGGCTTATCCTCCGTTTTCGTTTCGGTTCCTTCTGGCGACTCAACCTTCGGAGATGCCGTCTTCGGTTGGTCAATTCGTTTTGCATCCGCCATAGTATCAAGTACCGCGATTACCTCTACGTCATCGGTCGATAAGGTTCCGCTCGAAAAGGCGTGCCTCTCACCGTCGACGTAAAAGGAGAGTTCGCGGTACTTCGATTGAAATACCGCCATTTACTCGTCCTCCTTCCGATTACTTCGCGCCTTTGATGCGGGCGTGTGCGGCCTCTTGCAAAAATTCCAGCGTATATTCACCGACAATTTGTCCTTGGAAATAGTCGCCTTTTTTTGCCGAGGTATTCGTGGCCGAAATCACGACCTTGAAGAGGACGAAGGAAGGCGCGGTTCTTGTCCAAGATGACAATTTCATCTGCGCTCAAATTATCATTAATGGAAACCGGAATCTCACCGAAATCTGTGATCAAACGGTTAACGACTGTACCGCGCTTATCGTCACCGTTATTAATGCGCACCAGGTTGTCACTAAATTTACCAACAACGCGCTTCTGTTTAGCTGGTACGATGATTTCGTAATTTCCACCCGTTGTAAATCCGCCGGCAGTGTAAATAGACTGAAGCGAGTCGTTAAGTACGTCCATTGTTAGATCCTTACCAGCAAGATCAGTAACATTTGTTTGAATCATGCTGCGGATTCCGCCCATTTGGCGGACAACTCCATTCTCATAACGGACACCACCGATATACGCCTTTTCAAGTTGAAGCGCCAGTTCCAGCAGTTTTTTCGCTTTTTCATATTCATATAAATCGTCGATCCCGTAATTGGCTACCGCCGCCGCCGTACCGGAAATATCAACGGTTTCGTCGAAAATCTGCGTAAGGTTGGACTTTCTTACGCGCGGCTTGTAACGTCCGGATCTAGCGTCGGCTCCTTCGGAACCGGCAACATATTGAACTTCAATCACGGCGTTTGCTGTAATATCCGCCGCAGTCGTACCGGCATACCCACGCATTACCGCGAGCTTTTTGCTTACGGGATCAACGCCAGTTACGAGGATAAGCTCTTCGCCTACCTTAACGACTTGGTCAGCTCGGAAAGGCTCAACGTCGGCAACTGATAGGGTAGTTACACCGGCAGCGGCCGCCTCCGTAATTTTGGACTCGTTACCAAACATAGAATCTTCAAACCAAACATGCTCGACCTGTGTTACTGGATTACTGAATCCAAGCATAGAAATGAGGGGCGTCTGATAAGCGTTCAGAAGCAGAAGTTGATCTGTTACTGACTCGCGTTTACCAATAAGTTCGCCAGACAAAATTTTAGACATCTAAAAACCTCCGTAATGTGTTTTTGTGTAAAACAAAAGACGCCCGATAATCGGTACGTCTTCGCTTACATTCCAAGTTCTCGTTTTAACTTCGCGTATGCCGCTTGATCTTCAAGCCGACCACTCTTACGCGCCTTTTCTGCCGCATCCGCAAGCAGCTGTTCCTTCGATTTGTCCGTCGGGTCCGCGCCTCCACTCGCACCGCCGATCTGCTTGGGTTGCGTTTTCTCGGTCAGGTATGGGTGTGTCTCGACAAGCGCCTTAACTGCCTCCTCAACGCCTTGTGCATTTCCGTCTTCATCGACGGTAACACCACTCAAGTCCGCCAATTTCAGCGCAGCGCTCAGCCGATCGGCCGGAATGTTGCCCTCGCGTGCCAACGTTTTTAAATTCCGCATTGATTAGGCGTTGGTTAGCGGCGGTTAGCACCCTATCGCGATCGGCCTTCGCATCTTCCGCGGCTTGAAGTGCGGCAGCTTTCTCCGCCTTCAAGCGCTCCGTTTCCGACAACTTCGCTTTCTCACGTTCTGCTTCCGCCTCTTCAAGCGCGGTCAGCTTCGCTTTGATATCATCGTAATCCTCACGGCCCTTTCGATCTCGCGCGAGTCTCTTCGCTACAATTTCGTCGAGTTCCGCCTGAGTAAAAGTCCTTTCTGGTTCCGGATTAGGTTCCGGATTAGTAGGCGTCGGATTTGGGTTCTCCTCCGCAAAAAGTTGCAGATTCAACGGATATCTAAAGCGAATAGTTTCTTTACTCATCGATACTTCCTCCCGTTTAAGGTCCGTCGACCATATCTTTTGAACCGTAGAGTTTAACGTCATTCCACGTCTGGACAAAACAAAAACACCTAGATGGCGTTAACAGGATCGCGCACTGGTGTTATTACATGGCGACAGCGTGGATGGAAGATTTGCCTACGTGGTAAGTCTCCAATATACGGGTAATCTCCGGGGGCGTCCGGAGTCAGCTTTATTATCCGCCCCTCCCATAGTCGGCAATCATCGGCCGCGCCGTGCCTCGATATCCGGCCGTACATTGCTCCGCGTCCAATCGCTTCGTTCATCGTTGCCTCGCGGTTTGTCTCCGCCAGTTTCGTCCGCGTCACCATTTCAACGTAGACTTCCGGCTTCCATCGGTGGCCGGCTGCGTCGATAATACCGCTATTAACGGAGTCACCGAGCTTTTTCCGCAGTCCGTCGAGAATATCGCGGCTTATAGTTCGCCGGCCGTTAACGCCTTTCGCGAGATTGGCACGCATGGATTCCGCTGTTACTTGTCGGACGGCCGAACGAACACGCCTTTCAACGTTTTTCGTGACCGCCAGTAAGTCTGCCTGCGTGTCCGCCACCGTCGCTGCAACCATTTCGCGATTAATCCGGCTAAACTTCTCGATCTTCTCCGCGTCTTCTACGTCGAGAGATACGAGCGCTGATAATACGCCCTCACGAGCAGCTTTCGGCACGTTTTCGGCAACCCATGCGGCCGATTCTTCGTTAAGGCTCGCAAGTATTTTCGTTACTTCAACGAGGGCCGCTGCTGACTTAGCGCGCGATATGTTCGAGATGTCAATGCGGTCAAGTTCCGCGTATATCGCTTTGACCGCGTCTTTATAAGCACGGACTAACTTTTCGATTTCGCGATCATGGTTCACGCGACTTCACCGCCTGGGCTGCGGTTAAAAATAGTTCCATCAACGACCCCGTTTGCACGAGTCTCGTCTGCGTCAATACGTTTGATACGTTCCTCCGCTGCGGCGTCGTCCACGCCGTCTAGTTCCTTGATTGCGTCGAGTACGGAAGATGTCGGCTTGCCGCCGGTCCGAATGCTCGCCACTTCTGCGGCTTCTTTCGGGTCTTGCGGTATGCCGTCGCGCCAGTTAATCCGCGGATATACTGGTTCATAGGGCTCGAATCCATCTACGTCCTTATTGGCGTAGTTTTCGAGTTGCATTGCGGTCCATATTGCGTCACGAAGAGCGCGGTCAACATGCGTGCGAATTCGGTTAACCTTCGCCAATATCGGCATGAAGCGCGCTTTGATAGCTCCCCCGTCCGTGTGAGATGTGCCGGTTCCACCTTTATCGTTGGCGAGAGTTGTTCCGAATAACCACTGTGGTGTTTCGGACATTTGGTAAACGAGGCCAAGTAGGATGTCCAATTCTTTAAACGCACCCTCAAGCTGGGAATCCCACGTCATATATCCCGGCGTTACGTCGTCCTTTTCCATGGGGATATACTTACCGCCGAAACGCGCTGTGGCCTCGCCGTCTCCGTCAATGTCCGGCCCGTACGCCGTCGGATCGCTATGTTTCCAAAGGATATAGTCAATCTGCGCAAGCCGTTCGTTAATCGCGCTCAATACGCTTTCCAACTTTTCAACGCCGTTAATGCCTTCCCATCGGTCATCTACGCTTTTGTACGGGATATGGTGGACGAGCAAACGGTCGGTTCCGGTAGGTACGATATCCTCATCGCGTCCGGTAGCGACTTTTTTCGCCAATCGTATACGTATCAACAGGGACGCCCCATTCGGTATCGACACCGCGATCCTCCAGTTTGTAGCGTTCATAGACGATGTAACCGGGAATGTGGCGTTCGACATTTAGGTACGGCACCACTGATACAGGGTTACCGGTCAGCCAGCGTATAACCTTTCCGCCCGGTTCAACAATCCAATCAATCCATGCGATATTGATCGCTTTAAACTTTTTCCGCGAGCCTTTCGATAGTTCCGGGAAAACAATATTCGCCGGTACCGCCTCGATAATCGGCTCAAGCGGAGCATCCGGCGCATCCAGACCGAGCGCTTCCGTTTCGCTGACATCGGCGCGCGCAGCATAATACGTCTTGATAAACGAGTCGCCACGGTAGCCGCCGCCGATAACGAGTTCATGCGTCATTTGCGTCAAGTCGTTTTCCTCGACGATCGAGTCCAACCGTTCCTGTTCACGTGAATCAGATCCTTTTCCGGATTCGAACGTTGGCGGCTCGCCGGTCAGCAGGTCCGCCGGCTTCGTAAGCAAAATGTCCATCAGGTTAACTGCGATAAATAGCGTCTTGAGCTGCGCGGCGTGCGGCGTATCTTTGAGCAGCGATGACGCGCGGTCGTAGATTTCCGGATGGCGGCCGTCAAATATGATGCGTCCGCGTTTGTATCGAGCAAGCCGCGGAATGTGCGCCGGGGGCGGATAAATAGCCCCAGGTTGAAACAACTTTTTAGACGTTTCCCAACCCGTACTAACAACACCACTAGGTTCCGTCAGTTCCTCAGATAGCAGTTTTCTCGTCAAGTATGCATCCTCCTTTCATGATGGCTATGCCCATGCGGGCTTTTTGCGCAATTTCTTTCGACTGGTTCTTGCAATGCTAACCGCCATTTCGAGCGCATCCGGCAAGTCATCGTGAGACCCGGATGGGTACATTTCGAATTGTTCAAGCAATAACGCGTGTTTACTCGAAAACTGAATCTCACCGCTCTCGATATCCGGCAGCATGGCCTCGATCCGCAAGTCTTTGCGCGACCGCTGGTGTATTTCCTTAACGCGAGTCTGCGCCGGGTAGCCCGAAGCCCGGAGCGCATCTTTCAGTTGCATAACAAAGAATTCCTGCGCCGCCTGCGCCTCGGCTGCGATCGCGTTCGGCTGATAACGGAGTGCCTTTTCGACGATTACACGCAAAAAAGCGTCCGGCTTAATTCGCTCACCGAACGCGTCAATTACGTATTTTGTTCCGCTCTCTTTGTGGCGTGCGATTACAACGATTGCGGAATAGTCGCCGCGTGTTTTCCCCATCGCAAAGTCAACGCCCATGTAGATGTCGAACATTTCGGTCGGTAGTGGATACTGCGTCAGCAATTCACGCAAAAGGCCCGAGTTCCAGTACGTAAAGGTTTCCGGATTAAAGATCATCGACTCCTCGTCAACCGGATTATTCATATACTCCGTATTAAACGCTTTGGAACCGTTGTCCCATTTCCACGTCATCAGCTTCCATATCGGCTGCGCTTCCGGCCACAATACGACGGCGCCGCGGTCCATTTCCTCGCGGTTGGCTTCGTAAAGGGCGATCGCGTCATTAACACGTTCCTCTTTCGGCCGGTCCGGGTCTTTGTAAACCAGTCGGCACGCTTCCCACAAGTCCATCCGCTCGGGCCATTCGATAATCGCGCGGTAGACTCGCGACTTGAAGTCCGACCGGTTATACAGGACGTCAACAAGAAGAGCCTCATGATGAACCGTCGTTCCCATATAGATAAACGCCGTTTTCTTTCCGCGCGGATCGCCGAGTGGTACGACCGTCTGCGAGAACCAGTCCTTTAGCTTCTTGCGCAGTTCAGGCGTGGCCGCGTTCGACTTGATGTCTTCGAGGTCGTCGCAGATGATAAGGTCCGGCCGTACGCCGTTCCAGTTCCGCCCCCGAAGTGCCTGGCCGGTCGATGCCGCCTCTACCTTCGTTAGCAGCTTCTTCGTGCCGTCTTCGCGCGGTTCCCAGGCGATGAACTCCGAACTGTTATCCTTTACATTCTCCTGTTGTTTCGGCGACAATAACGGGCCGAAGTCAGCGCGCAGTTTCGCGTTGCTCTTAAGTTGCATTGCAATCCAATCGAGGTTAGCGCTAGACACCGCTGGCGTCTCCGATATGATGATTTCGTATTTGCGTTTTCGGTAGCAAATTTCGCGGATCGGAAAGGCCTTAGAAAGATACGTCGACTTGGCGTGAGAGCGCGGCGCTGCTTCCGCCACTTTATCGTTCGTGTGCACGTTTGACACATTGTCCATGAGTGCGCATATTTCCTTGTGAAACTCCGGCGCTTCTTCGTAACACGTAATATCAAAACCGTCCCAATTTCCGTCATTGCCGGGGTTCCGCGATTCCGAAAAGTACTCAAGCGCAAATTCGATTAGGTTCGTTTCGCAGCGGTGTATTCGCGTCAAACGTTCATACTCCGCAAGTTGTGCGTCAATCTCAGCGGTATCGTCCGGCGAGAGAGCGCTGATATCTACGCCTTCAAGTACGTCCAACAACGTCGCTATTTCGTTGATTTTCTCTTCGCGTTCATGTCGCGTTAGCCATTTTCCGTTAACCCAGGCGATAAGTGTGCGCCCTCCTTTCCGTGATTTTACCGAGAAATTAGCGTCTAACTGCGCCAGACGACCGTTTATATTCCGGAAGCACAAAAAACGCCTAAATCAACGGTCAGATTTGGCGTTAGGTATGCGCTTGCGTTTCCGGTTCGAAAAGTCAAAAGTTATTTTTGATACGCGGATTGTAGATACGCCTGAAAACGCCCCCTCGTGATACCCCCTTGGGGGTCTCGCTTCACCGCGTTAAAGCCACGGGGTGATTACGAAATTTCACCGTCTTAGTACCAATCCGTAACCATTACGCTATGCACCGATTATGCACGGACATATGTACAAAATCCTGATTTTGGACATTACCCCTATCCGCAAACCCGCGCCACTACTACGTTTATTCCGAGTGCATAAAACGGCCGTATTCATCGCATATACATTCCCAGCACAGAACACGAATAAACCGCGCCACTACGCTATTCTCCGTTTCTAGCGCTGGTAATTTATACACGTATTTCCCACGCCTGCCCTACCGTTTATGCACCGCCTATACAACGTACATTCGTTCGTATAAGTCGCGATGTAACGCTGTGTTCCGTTAAAGGATTGGAAAATTTCGGGGGGCGGTGCGCGCCGGAAGCCGCTCGTTGATAAAACGGCTCACAAGTCGGAGTTAGTCGCCCTCACCACGCAAATCCCTACCTATATAATGCGCCTATTCCGTATCCCCCGACTTCTGCGCCTTAAACGCCTCAAGTCGCTGCCTCAACGCATCAATGTCAGTGCCTCCGCTATCCTTCGTCTCAACCTCGACCTTCTCCGTAAGCAGACCGTTAATCTGTAGCGCAAGCTTCGCCATGGCCGCGTTACCGTCCCGTATAGCAATGTCCGCCAGTGACTCGATAAGCTCCGGTAGTTTATCCTGGCTATTACGTATCATCTGGCGCTTTAACTCCGCCTCAAATGCGGGATTCTTCTTCCATTCGAATATAGTCGCTCGATGTACGCCAATCTTCTCCGCAAGTTGATCGTAGGTAAGTCCGCCTTTCTTCGGTAAAGCCATATACGCGATAGCATCGTATTGTTCTTGCGTCAGTGATCTCGCCATCTTCGACCCTCCTTATAAAAATAGCGCCTTTCACCCGTTCAGGTACAACGGATCAAAGGCGCTTATATTACATTTCTTTTACTGTAATTCATTGCGGGATCGGTTACTCGTAATCGTTTATGTCAACATTACGCGGCTACCACTTCTCCGTATTCCCATTGCGCAAACACCGCTGCAATCTTTTCCGTTGCTGCCTCGATGTGTTCGTCCACTGACTTTTGCGTTATCCCCATAATCTCCGACACTCTCGCTTGCGTTAAGTCAGCGCCATAAATCAACATGATTGTCTCCGCCTGACGTTCGGTTAGATCGGCGATAGTTATGGCGGAATCTAAGTCCAGCAGAATGTCAGATGCGGACACGTCCCCGTAAAATCTACGTTCAGCAATGTGGTGTCTGTCCTTTAGTAACGCTCTAACGCCAGCGCTGCTATGAAGTGCGTATTTAGCCTCATACTCTCGCGCCTGCTTTTCCAAATCCGTTTTAACTACGCCCATACTATCGCGCCTCCCTGATATATTGGTATAATCTGCGCAAAATATAGAGCGATGGTTAGCGATCCATATTAGCGCAAGGTTACGGGATAGACGAAAAATACGCCCTATAGCGTTATAGAACGTCCTTACTCGCCTACATGAAATAACTACTTGAATAATCATCATGAAGTACCTACTCAGCCAAAGGCTTCGTACTCACATCCTTGCGGATGCTCGTTATCGCGAGTGAAATATTTAATTAATCTTATTTGGTCCGCGAGGTTCAATGAGCGAAGCGAATTTAACCGACGCGGTAATCTTTTGTTTCTCTTTTACGTATTTCTCTCTTAATTCTTTCTATCTTTACCGTGTGTCCAGAACATACTAACCATAGTGTGTCCTGCGCATACTACCGGTAGTGTGCCCTGCACATACTACGCGACCTTTTCTCCTCTTCTCCGTGGCTTGTACACGGCAAAGTCAGGTTTTACAATAACGCCGTCCTCATCGACTATATATCCATCATTAGTTATCCGCGGGCAGTACGACGGAAAGTACCACTTGAATCGGCGTGTCCCTTCGTAATGGTTCGCTGTTCGAATTATCCCGTTGGTATCGAGAATATCCGCAAGTAATTTTACGCGCGGCCGGTCAATCCGTAGGGTCGACATTATTGCCTCGTAGGACAAGAAACACGCCCCGAATCGATCGTTACACGAACCATCTTCCCGCGTATGATTACCGTCAATATACGATTGCAGAAGGAAGTAGAACGCTACAATGTCTCGAATTTCCGGTTTACGCCTTGATCCAGCAAAGACTACGTCATATGCTTCGGAAATTATACGCGGAAATACTTTGCGAATAAGCTCACGATTGTACACCTCGTAACCTCCGGGGCTGTCTAGCAGCGTCCCTTTGTCTCCCGGTAGAGGTTTTCTTGCCGTTTCAACTCCATTTGTCATTTAATTTCCTCCATTCGTTAAGTTGAACTCTGCAATTGCCTCCTGTAGTTCCGGCGTATTCTTGAAAAAGAACACGTTTCGGCCTGGATATCTGTGGTTTTCTCCTATACCCTTAAGCACAAAACCACGCATCATTAAGTGGCCGGCCATCTTTTGCGAGAGCACTACGAAGTGGTTGTTCACGCTACCTCACCCCTTAACTCGTATAGATTAATAGTCTGGCGCCATGGGTTTATGTCGCGTCGCTCGCCTTTCTCCGTAATGACGTGATCCTGATGGATCGCTACTACCTTTTGCAACGAAGTTTTCCGTACCATCATGCTCAAGCTCGTTATCGGAACGCTCCGAATTATCTCTTCGGCTGCCTTCTTCGTCCTGGCGAATACCAGCCGATAACCGTCGAATTGAGTCTCGTAACAGTAGCAGCGCCTGCCTGTTCCAACGAGGCTAACCGTTTGGATTGCATCGAGTACTTCCGTTACAATGTCGCAAACATCATCGCGGGTAAGCCCGTAAACACGTTTCGGATGGGTCTCGCGGCTAAGTTCGATCGCCATTTTGACGATAAACTTTTCGAATGATTCCGCGGAGAGGCTGTGCATCGTAGCAAAGTCAACTTTACGTTTAAGGAACGATTCAGCGTGTAGATAGAAAGTTCGTATATCCGCCACAATATCAGACCCCCATTTGTTAGAGTTTGAAAAGAAAAGCCTACGCTTACCGCGCAGGCACTTCTCAATTATTTATTTTCGTATATGTCATCCTCGCTAAAAATAATCATTCCGCCCTTACGCCGGCCTGTTACCTCCGAGACCATGTCGATAGAGTCATCATATTCTGCGATTTCCCTGCTTCGACGAAGGCTCAGTTCGAGTTCGGAAAGAATCGGATAGTCTCGCGGATCATATCCGGCAAACACCCAAACGTTAAGCCTTTCGCGTTCGAACTTCGGAATATTTTCGCCTGTAACGTACTTATAATAGCCGGATAGATCGTTCGCAGCCGTATGTTTCTCCGCCATTTGCAGGGAAACAACCGTTAATCTATCTATAATTCGCGTCAACATTAACCGATTGTCAGCGCCCACAGTGAATGCGTCTTTCCAAAAATATCCGTTATCCCAAATATCGCGGAGTCCGCCGTTTTCCCGTACAAACGTATTTGCCTGATCTACATGTACCTGAACTACTGCTCCCATTTGTTATCGACCCCTTTGAATTTTGATTATGTAGCCGGTGGACCCCGGCTTCCCTTCCTTACATCTACCTTATATGCAATAATAGGAACGTTTTATAGAGTCCTTTCTCGAATTTTTTCGAAAGTTTTTCGGAGGCTACTCTCCTCAACGTCCAATTTTTTCGCAATGTACCGGAATTTCAAACGATAAGCACCCATTTCGTCAACGCGGTATTCGCCCATTTCCCCGCATCCTGTATCCTGCAGAACTACTTCGTATGCACGTTGCGCGTAGCTACGCTGTGTCTTCGTCAATCGATCGAGTAGTGCGGGCACTTCCGCATCTTTAACACGCCGGTCAAGAACGATACTCCACGCATGAGGCGGCTGAGGGTCGACGTACACGTTGTAAAAGGTTCCATCTTCATAGCGTCTGCCGAGTCGCTTTGTCCCGTTGTAATCTACAAGTAAACGCGTGTACTCCGTCTGAAATGCCCGATTGATATAGCTAACGACTGCGCGCTTTTTTCGGAATGGATCTACGCGGTTTAATGCATGCTCTAGAGCTGGGGTTATTACATGTTTGAGGAGCTGAATAAAATCTAAGTATCCCTCGATGTCGTAGCACAGGGCCTCAAACGCATCCCCTAAATAATCCCGAACAATTCCGGCATTAGCAACCAACGTCTTTAAATCCGGCTCTGCGAAAATGTCGATACCTAGCGCGCTCATAATTGCCCTGCGATATTCCAGAAGTGCAGTTCGTTCGTATCCCAGTGCTTTTAGTTCTGCTTTACAGGCCTTGCCTATCCTATCAGCGATAAAAGTTGTCGGGTCCTTTTCGTTTGGTGCCGACTCTAGGCGGAAGTGACCTAGTATTTCATCTATGATCTCTCGATTACCTTCAGCCTGGTACCGTGCAACCTTTGTTTTGAATTCCTCGCGTAACAAGCCGCTCCCCCTCCCATTTAATAAGGGGGCCGTTAAGGCCCCGTTTCTCTATTACGCATTAATCCGCAGGTTCACCGTAATTTCCTTCGATTTCCTGGGCGCAATAACCACCGTATTATTGCCGATCCCAGCGTCTTGGTTCGCTTGAATGCCGCGCTCTGTTAACGTTTGGTGGATCAATAGTCGCCCAGCCTGCGTCCATCGCGTGTGCAAGACGGTTTTGGTGCCGCCGGTTTCAAGCGGTATCGGGTGCGTGACGGATTTCGTGAGGCCCCGACGGTGATATCTTGCGCATAGTATCCACTGGCCGCCGGACCTCTTCTGTATTCCCGCCTCCTTTAATATCTGATTTAAGCGCTGGGCCGTCAGGCCGTAGTCGGCCGCGATTTGCGAAATATTCAACGTATCCTCTGAGCGCAGGATTTCGTCGAGATACGTAAGGCGCTCCGCTTGTTCTTCGACTTTTTTCGGCGAGAAGGAGTCGTTCGGCTTCGACTCGGTCCCGTTCCTTTCGCTCTTCGATCCAACGCTCGGCACGCGCTACTGGGTCGTCAATCATATAGGAAGGAGCCGAAAGCGACTGTAGTTGCTCGCGCATTCGTTTGAACTCCTCCAAAAAACGGACCTTCATTTTCATAGCGGACGGCGTGATGTATGACATGGCAATAATAGCGAAACCATCCTCAGTCATTTCGTATTTTCGGTATGATTGGCCGTTTTGAGGGTGCGTGTAGTGGGTGTGCCCAAAGTTGGACCTACCCCACTCCCCCTCCCCTGCTTCTTCTAACTTTGCAAGCTGACTGTCGATATCTCTCATCACATGCTTGTGTTCCTTCGCGAACACCTCCGCTACAGTCAGACTGTCCGTTACTGCTCGTCCGTTACTGATAAAAACCAACTGCGTCAACTAACATCGCCCCTTTTTGTTATTAATTCGTCATCTATGTTAACGGCCGAAGCCGGTGCGTCTCGGTCAAAGTGTGTCACATGATACATCGTCATCATGAAAGACAAACTGTTGACGGAACACTCGATCCATGAGACCATCGTCGAACTCCCCTGTTGTCTCGTTGTATATCTTTTGGCTTCTCCTTGCGATCTCATCTTCCGGCCAAGCAGGGCGTTTCCCGTCCGAAAACATCGCTTCGGCTAATCTATCCGTTCTCTGATAAATCTCCCAACGAGCCGGCGCTTCGGGGTCATTCTCCGCCCCCTTTAGCATTCTGTCACGGAGGAAATCAATGTCGCCTGGCTCTAGGCTCTCTATTCTAAGATCGTATTGAAGACAGTAACCGTGGGCCGTAACGGAGAAACTTTCGTATTTTTCGATGTGCACAGCCCAGTGCCCGGTAAATACCGCGATGATCGCCGCCAAGAACCGTTCACGTAGAGCGTCGACCATTCCGGCCACATCACTCACAGTTACCTTACCTTTCGCGGATTTAATTGAGTTCAGGATAGCTTTTTGAAAAAAGTCAAAGGCCGTTTTCTCATCCCCCTTAAAACAGCGTTTTCCGCACAGCCGGTCAATTAAGGCCTCTATTTTGAGTATCTGAACGGCGTGGCCGCTCGATATAACTCCTTCTGCAATTAGGTCCTGCACCTCTGGAATTAGCTTTAGCAACCTTAATTTCGTCGTCACGTAAGTCCGACTCTTGTTGACTTTTTTTGGCGATAGCGTCATGCGTCAGCCCGAGTTCTACATAACGTTGGAATGCGCGAGCCTCCTCCATCTCCGTTAGTTGCTCCCGCTGAATGTTTTCGATAACCGCCAAGTGAAAGGCATCTTCATCGCTTAACTCGCGGACATCAGCCCGTATTGTACCGAGCCCAGCAATCACATGTGCTCGATATCTACGCTCACCCTGAACGATCTCAAAATTTCCGGCTTTGGGGCGGACTAATATCGGAGACTGTAATCCATCCGCCTTAATTGATTCCGCTAGCTGGCGCAGGGATTCTTCATCGAAATGCTTGCGGGGCTGATCCGGATTGACGACAATACTTTCTAAAATTAGCTCTTTGGTCACGATCGATCTCTCCTTTTGGTCAATTAACCTGCGTATTCTTTAAACTGCCGGGCTTTTAATTCCGCGGCTCCTTCGAGATAGCTGTCGTAAAACAATCCGGTCGGACTTTTTCATATGTACCCTCCGTTTCGTTTCCCTATTGTATTATCTACGGTAAATTCGGCGACTGCACACTTTAGGCAGAAATTTATTTTTGCCTTACTATATATGCTCCCTCACACTCCGTACTTACACACTTTTCGCCTCCTTACGCCTTCACAGTTATATACAAAGCTAGTTAACCAGGTTGCGCACCTTTTCACTCTCATTTACATAGACAATTCGCAAGTCCTCCCTCGCACACTTTTCCGCAAATTTCCGCCATTACTAACCTAGATGCCGGCTGATTTAAAAGTGTACACTTTGGTGCGAAATTTTTTTCGTCCTACATTAATCTAGAAAGCTACTTGGACAGTCTGCACACTTTTGCACGTGACTATGACCGCCTCCTTTCGTTTTCGATGTATTATCTACCGTTCCGGAGATTTCCGTACACTTTGGCGAAAATTTTTCCGCTTTCACATACATCAATGCCGGCCGACCGGATTTCGCACACTTATTTTCCTTCGTCACCTGCGCGAGCTGTTCCGTCATATACTTCAACGACAGCCGATCCGATTTCGCACACCCTAGCGAATTTTTGACGTTCATTAACTTAGACGGATGCCGATAGAAAACCGCGCACCTCCCGACCTTATTCTTCACCTTGTATGTTCCCACAGACTACTAATCCACGTGCTTGTGTTTCCGTCTCGCCTGATTATGACCGCCTCCTTTCTGCCTTACACTCCATATGTTCCCGTCCGACCAATTTCCGTACACTTTGGCGAAAATCTTTTCGTCTATATTTACATAGACACCGGTCATCTTGATACTTCACAACTTTTCGATTAATTTTTCTAAAAAATAAGCGACACCTCACTTTAATATAGAAAGCTTGGCCGGCGTTCTTCACATTTCACATGCCTAGACGGACGAGTTTCAAAGCTTTACACTAAAAAATCCTCTTCTTATATGATACGGACACAAAAATCTTGTTTTGGGACATTTATTTATAAAAAATAATGAAACCTCGTACATATGTTCGCGTATTAGATAATATAAAAGGACGACCGGTACCTGATCGTCCCAAAGTTTCATACGCGGAGAGCGTACCTGAATGCGGAGCCTATCCCGCCGCCCATCCGCAAGCTATATCGATAAACGCGGTTTTGAAATGTTGGCCGCACTTCATTCCGCAGGAGTAAGAACCGGCCGATAGTTGGCGCTACCGACCGGAGATACCGCCTGAAACCGTATTCGCGGCGGCAAAGGCCCGCATGGCGATTCTTAACCGCTGGCTAGGCGGCAAGATACGGGCATTGAAGCGGTCCGCATGGCGATCCCTACCGACTGCAACCGGTAGAGTACGGATGTAGGTCACGTTTGGAGCCGCGACCGGTCTAAGTGAATCTAGCGGATTCGTAATGCGCGCACCCCTCCACTCGTCAGCCGCTGCAACGGCCGGCATCATCGGGGAACCGGTCAAATACCGAGATAACGGCGGTGTACGGCCGCCTTATACGCCATCAGGCGCGCATGACGATTGGCTGGCGGCTTCTTGGCGGATCTGCCGACAAAGTAGTCATAGCGGCTGCGTCCGTATTGATTCGCCTTGCGGGCGTAGTATTGGATGCGGTCGATTAACGGTTTCATTACGACAACACCTCCCGCAGGATAAGGCCGAGGAGCCAAGCTAATCCTTTAATAATGGCGCGCTGTGTCTTGCGACTGGTGCGGCGGGATACGGAACGACTACTAAGCGGATAGGACGGCGCTGTATGCATTGGTTGCGGCCCCCTTTCTAATAAAGCCGAGTTCGTCTAGCTGTGCCTCAGTAACGTCCATACATCCGTCCGTCGCCCGCTGGTCCACGCCTGTTATGCGGCAGAAGGCGGCCGGCACGATTGCGATAGTCTGGCCGAGACTTAGCGCGTTGACCTCGAAGTTAGCAGCGTATACCCGGCCGTACTCGTCGTAAACACGGCGCAAAGTATAGCGGATTTGATAGCGGTTCTTGTCCATGATTTCCGCGATGATGCCGAGTCCTTCAAGCTGGCGCTCCGTAGCTTCAACGGTGCCGGCGCATACCTTCCGATTCATTTGCGGGAATACTGCGTAGAATAGCCGGGACGGGATAAAGCGGCGTTGACCGGAAAGGGAAACTTCGTAAAATCCGCGGCGGGATGTGCGTTCGAATGCGATGGTTTGCGTGGGGACAATTATTTTTTTCGTTCATATTTGGAACCTCCAATATATTATTTGCACACTGTAGTGAACATTTAGCTGACCTCAGTATACACACCACAATGTGCGTCGTCAATAGTGTAATTGATATTTTTTACACTCTAACTTATAATTTTCTTATTGAATGGAGGGCCAATATGGGAATCAAAGTTCATCTATCGCGAATAATGGGAGAGAAAAGGATAAAGATTTCCGAACTCGCTAGTATGACCGGACTACATCGGAATGGGCTAACCAAGCTTTATAACGAGGATACGGACGGCATTAAGTTTGATACGCTCGAAAAACTTTGCCGTGCCTTAGGATGTTCGGTTGAGGACCTTATCGAATACATAGAGGATGAAAACGAATGAGGAACTTAAAGGGAACCATCGCAGGGATTATCGTGCTTGCTGCCTTATTTATTGTAATTTACCTTTTCGCTGTTGGACCGTCATGAATATAGAGCGCGAATGCTACTATCTTTCGCAAGACGTCCATTTCTTCGCGGCCGCCCTGTCTCAGGCGCTAATTTCCGTTTGGGAAGAAGATCCGGCCGGAGTATATATCGAAGCTGAACGCGGCTATGTTGACCGGTACACGCCGAACAGCGTCCGCATTCGGAACGAAAAGACCGGCGCTCATACGTGCTACAGCCGCGATGCAGCGATGTTTCAGCGCTTATAAACGAAAAGGCCCCGCCGGCATAACGCCAGTAGGGCCGTTTTTATTTCGTATGTGTCACGTGACACTGCCGCAAATCAAAGCCGGCTTAACGTTCGACGACCGACGAACATGAAAAAAAAAACGCCTAACTGTCGCCAAATATTAGCGGCAAATTAGGCGTTTTCTGTTCGGTGGAGATGTACGCATCGTCAGATGAGAAAACGCAGCTCTCCCGCTTACAGATCGGTAAGAACTGCGTCTTCATCGGTTATTTATTTCGGTCAATCAGTGATATGACGATTTTAAGTATCTCAAAAATTATGAACGCGGTTAAGGTTGCGGCCCCAAGCATAAGCGAGAGAGTGTTATGATCCATATTAATCCTTCGCTCCTTCCCTTAATGAATTAAAAAACACTCTCCCCGATCAAGGAAAAGTGCAGTATGGTCATTAAGTGAAAAGGACTTTGCCCCATTCCTAACCATACACATACTAACCCTTGATAGGGGTTAAAGATGTGTAGGCAGGTTTTCTGACTCGGATCACTTTAGCGGCAATGAAGCCGTCTGCAAGCTGCATATTAATGTAGAAGTGTCCTTACAGTGGCGGGACCGTGATGGATTTTCACCAATCTTCCCTATTAAGTCTAAAGGAATTATCTCATCCTAAGACGCCTAAACAAAGAGTATTTTCTTATACAAATTATATCCCGTTGGTACTTGTTTGTAAATAATCACGGGCGGACTTTAGTAATTAGCCGCAGTTTAAGTACTTAAATTGCGCAGACCTATCCGTAGCGTTCGGGCCTGCGCTTCTTGTCTGATTTAAACTGCTCATCGCCTCAAAATTAAACGACCTGCTCGATTATGGCGATTTGTTTGTTTACAAAATTTAGGAAGGAGCGAATAATTATTCCCCTCACTTCTTCATATGTTGAGGTTATTTCGTATAAACGTCGTTCGCGTTTATCTTTCTTGAATTCCTTCAATTTAAGGTCATTTAACATACTTGAACGGATGTCCTCCTTGTCCGTTGGGGTACTAGAAAATGAAAATTCATAATAAATCCCTTCATGCACGTATTTATTCCTGACCTCGCTAAATATCCTCGCAATATACCCAAGATCTAATTTACCATCGTACCCGCGATCATCTGCGATTGATCTAGCAAATCCTTCTTTAAGTAATTTCTTATCTTGTTGATTTTGTAAACTCCTCGAAAAAGAACTTAATTCTCCCGAGTCTGTTTACTTTCTCTATATCTTCATCGGGGTTCAAAAGATGGAATATTGCTTCAATGCATATTACAAAATGGGCCATCTGAATTCCATGACCGCCTCTTCCGATTGCAGCAGCCTCCCCTATTGAAATAAGTCGATGGACATTGTTGATTATCCTTCTAGGCAAGGGGTTGCTCATTTCATAACACTTTTCTATAAAATTTCTTGTTTCTTTGTTATCTGGAAAAAATGGCTCATAAAATTTGGTCAATTCATCCTCGACATTTGTCCGCATAGTACCGCCCCCATGATTATCAACTTATTTTAAGTGACAACGTCATTGAAATATACAACCTAAATTTTACCATACTTGGTGTTATAATTGGTGAAAACAGCCGAGATAAACGCGTACAAACGGGTCGCCGGCGAAGCTATTTTCGAAATCGGTCGCCGCCTCAAGTCCGTTCGTGACGCTAAATCAGATAGCGCGGATGAAAAAGAACGAAATCTTGCACATCAGCGTGAAGAAGCTGGCGGTTGGATACGGTGGCTTGAGGAACACGTAGACTTTTCGCGAGGACATGCAGACCGTTACATTAAGGTTTGTGAACGAATCGACCCGGACGTCTTGTCGACAAGACACACCCTCGACGCTCTGTACCATATGTCCACGCTCCCTCCCGAAGAACGAACGCGCGGCCACACGCTGAAATCTGGCGCCGTTAAAACTCCGAACGAAATGACCGTACGTGAATTACGTGAAGTCAAGGCGGCACTCAAGGCGGAAAGGGAGGCGCGCTCAAAAGCGGAGCAATGTATTATCAGACAAATGACAAAGATTTCATATTGAAGTTTATTATTTTAATGTATAATATTGATAGATTCCTTATCTTGGGAGTGTATTCATGGACAAAGAAGCAGAGGAGCAAAATTCACTGAATTTAGAAAGTTGTAATGTTATACTTGATACCGCAAAAACTATATACAACGAAGAATATGACAGATTTAAACAGATAGAAACGAAGACTGGGGTAACTATAGGTTTTGTCGGTGTTTTGTTTGGTTTCTTTCTCAATTACTTAATCTCCGCAAAACTCAATAGTAACGATGTCGGCTACTTAATTTACGCTTTCGGGCTAAGATTTATTATTATAGTTCTCTTGACGGTGAGCGCATTAAAGTTCATAAGTGCTATTAAGGTGGGAGAATTTGATCAAATTAATATTGACAATGTTGTTGATACAAACCTTGCTAAGGAGCCTCCCGAAAGTCTGACATTATCTGTTGCAGCTACTTATCAAGACGTTATTCAAAAAAAATGAAGAAAAAAATCAATAAAAAAGACAGATAATTACAATAAGGGACTTAAATTTATGGTATACGGTTTTTTACTTTTCTTAGTACACTTCTTTATAGAGGAGACAATAAAACATGTCTAATTCAAATGGTACTAACGGTAATTTTTCAAGTAATTCATCCAACAAACCACCAAGTTTAGGAACAAGACCTGTTAAGAGGGAAGCATTCTCTACTGGAAACAACAGTCACCCGCCAAAACCTCCTAGTAATCCTAAAAAGTAACAAAAATGCGCAGGTTTTGCGGATTTCCTCCGAAACCTGCGTTTCTTTATATTCGGACGGTGATATAGAGAAATTAGCGCAAGCTAACCTGCGGATAAACGTTTATTCCCATACACCATTAGAACGCCTAATTCTCCGCTCAGATTCGCTAAAACAACGAAAAAAAGCGCCCGACCTACGCGAATGGTGCCGCGTTCGGCTTCACTTCGAGCATGTCCGCGAACTCATAGCCGCTTTGAGTAGTTTGAAGAGTTGCCGACGTCGGCAAGTTTGGGAAAGCGAAATTACTTGAACTTATTACTCTCCCATCCGATGTTGATCGCGGTAAGTTTGTTTCCGAGTCGTACACGATCCCGTATAAGGCGCCACTAAAGCGGTAGACGAAATGACCGTTAGAGAATTGCGCGAGGTTAAAGCGGCACTAAAGGCGGAAAGAGAGGCGCGAGCTAATCTCTTTGTTCGTCGGAAATTCCGACAATTTGTCAGTATAGCGTAACTTCTTACAATTTTTGAACAAGCTATGTTCGTTTTAGTAAAAATTACCGCGATATCAGCGCCTCTAACCTTCGGACGACCGTTAGTACTCCCACGCAATCAGAACGCCTAATTTGTCGATACTATATCTTCAACTCTGATCCACTGCCAATCCCCCGGTGCAATCGCCAGTTTGATCTCTCGTCGAAATGTATGAATTGTAGTTACGATCCCTCTCAGTTCCGTATCTTCATTTTCATCAAACAGCCGTATCGTAATTTTCCGATGATCATGAAATGACTCAGCTAATGCATTTTCAATCAATTCAATCTCCTGAACATCTAGGGACGGTCTACTCTTCCGCCCCTCTTCGTTTTGCTGACGATTTATTGCCTCCTTGTGTTCCGGAAGCATCATACGACTGGATTCCCAAAGGCCGTTACCTTCCAATTTTTTTCTCGTTGTTGTCATTTATAATGCCCTCCTATCTTAGCCGATCGATCGAGCGCCTGACCGGCTGCCGTTTTGGAAACCGCCCTAATTACGATTGAATCCCCATACTTGCGTTTTAGGGCATCGGTTGCACGTTCAAGCGCCATCTGCCTCTCGCGGCCAAGGTCAAACAACGACAACTGGTATTCATTATCAGGAGTAAGCTGCGTCAAGCTGATCCCTACCCGACGGATTGGCAGGCCGTCCCAATGCTGCTCTAGCAGTTTGCAGGCCCACCGAAACACCTGATTGGTGATGTTAGAAGGGTCCTCCATCTTCATTTGCCGCGAGAACCCCGTGGGGTGATCGAAGTCTGCCCCCATACAACCGACCGATACAACATGACCGGCAAAACCAAGTGACCTGCAGCGCTGGCAAACCAACTCCGTGAGTTCCAGCAGTACCACCTTGATTTCTTCCAAAGTCCCGTAATCACGAGGCAAGGTCATCATGTGGCCGACAGATTTAGGAGCGACTTGGTGCGTTCCCGGCCGTACTGGACTATCGTCGATACCGTTAGCGATACGCCAGTACATTTCCGCCTGGATATCCGAATTTTTTTCCGAACTTCCTCCGCATCATTTGTTTCAGTTTTGCAAGGGGTGTCTGAGCTACGCTGCCGATCGTCGGCAAACCCATCACGGTAAAATGACGCGTCATCCGGCTGCCGGCCATAAACATGTCGCTGACGGGTCGTTTCCAGAGTGTGTCGGGAAGCATCTCTTTGGTCAGGGTGTATATGCCAGACGGGTTTTTCTTGGCGTAGTTATCACAGGCCGTCTTGGCAAGAATTTTGGTTTCAGCAATGCCAAAACGCGCGTATACTCCCGTCGCTTCTAGGATGTGATCTTGTATCATAAGAGCGAGTTTCTCGGGCGTACAGTCAAATAGATGCAATGATCCGGTCACGTCCAAAAATTGTTCGTCGATGCTATAGGGCTCAACCAAATCGGTATAACTTTTGTAAATCTCAGTTATCTGCATGGAGACGTCAATGTACTTTTGCATACGGGGTTTGATTACAACGAGCTCTGGACACTTGGCAAGTGCTTCCCCTAACCTCTCAGCTGTTGTAATCCCTTTTGCCTTCGCGAGAGGGCATGCCGCCAGCACAATACCGGAACGTCTTTCCGGATCCCCGGCAACAACTAAAGGACGATCTTTATACTCTGGATGATCCGCTTTTTCTACAGAAGCATAAAAAGACTGGCAGTCGCCTAACATGACAACCCGTTTTGCTGGTTTCATGATAAACACCCCTTGTCTTCAATTCGTAGTCCCAAATATGTGTAGGACCTCTGTTCGATTTCTGCCTCGATCAGTCCCCATAGCATTGACAGCTTATGGCGGTACCCCCTACATAAAAATTCAACCTCAATTCCGAGCTTCGTCCTTCGATCTTCATAAACTTTCAATCCCCGATCACGCATATCACGACGTACTTGTGCCAAATCACTCAAAGCAGCTGCCTGCAATTGATCGATTATAACACTGGTCAGCTCTGTCGTCCTTAAGTCTGCCCTGCAAAGGACCTCCCGATCGCGCTCTAACACATCAAGCAATAGGGGCAATAAGGTGTAGTCCTTCACCAGTTTTGTTTCATTCGGATTTAATCCAAACATAATCACTCCACCTCAATGGGAACGTTTGTTTGTATTATATGCGAACAATTGTTCTTTTATCAATGTGAAAAATTCCCTCCTTAATTCAATATAAATTTGCATATATAGACATTATTGTTTAGACAGCACTTAGTTTAATTCGTATTATGTTTTTGGAAACTCAATTTAAGGGAGATGTACATATGAAGAAGTTTTTTTATGTCTGTTTTATTGTCACTATTCTTGGTTCTTAGCTTCACCAGTAATATTTATGCAGCAAGCATTGGACAGCCCTTAACCAGTCCAGAAGAAGGTTGGAAAAGATATGACGATTCCAATAAAGCAATTGAATACATTGGGGACTGGAATACCCAAATCAATTCTTCATTTTATCAAGGATCAATGCGTTATACACAAACTTATAGTGGGACTAAAATAAAATTCGGGTTTGTTGGTTCCAAAATCAGATACATAGGAGTGGGTCACCCTTCACATTCAACACAATTAGTAATTACGATAGATGGGGTAAGTGAATCGTTTAGTCAAAGAACTAGCGGTGTTACTTATCAACCTCTTGAGTATGAAAAAACAAATTTAGATTTTGGTTATCATACTGTGGAAATAGTGTCTAAAAAATGGTTATGGGCCAAGATTAGATGCTATTGATATTGATGATTCTGGATATTTAGTTGAACCTAATGCTCCACTAAAGCTCAATGCTTCCTCAGGAGATAGCCAAGTAACTCTGAATTGGGATCAAGTGAAGAACGCAGAAAGCTATATTGTTAAGTACGGAACTGAATCAGGTAATTACACCCAAAAAGCCACTGTGACTAAAGACGTATACGGTAAATTCGAAATTCGAGGCCTTACGAATGGTACCACTTACTATTTTGTCGTAGGTTCAGTTATTAATGGAGTAGAATCTGGTTATTCAAATGAAGTAGCCGCAACACCACAAGCAGCTACTCAACCAAAGCCTGAGCCAGAACCGACAGGTAATCGTGCAATTTTGGTTGTTACATTGATTGACGGTATTGAAAAAGAATATGATCTCCCGATGAGTGAAGTGAACGCCTTTATCAACTGGTACGATTCAAAAGATGCAGGAACAGGTCCATCAAAATATGCTATCAATAAACACAGTAATAATAAGGGCCCCTTCAGTAAGCGAACTGATTTCGTTCTATTTGATAAGATTTTAACTTTTGAAGTGAATGAATACTCGGCTGCCTCTACTTCCAAACAATAAAAGCTTGATTAATTCATTGGAAAAGACCACTCTGGCTCAAGCCTCGGTGGTCTTTTCGTCGCACCATGTCGCCAATGTTGCTAGCCTCGCAGCCCTGGTCCGTGTAAATAGTTGGCGTTAAAGCTACCAACATATACCGCCTCTATCCCGCATAGCCTAGCGCTATAATCGGTATAGAGGTGTTTTTATGTTCATCGATCCGATGTTACTCGCAACAGCGCAATCCCCGTTTTCGGACTCGCGCTATATATTCGAACCTAAAATCGACGGTCATCGTTTGATCTTCTCTCAACAAAACGGCATCGTCCGCCTATACACGCGCCATAACAACGACTGTACGCGCCAATACCCGGAGATCGCGGGCGTTCTGTTCCCGCATGACATCGTACTCGACGGCGAAATCGCATGCGTCGATCCGGCGACCGGCACGTCCGACTTTGAGTCAGTTATGGCGCGATTTCAGGCGAAGAAGGCGGATAAGATTGCGGCATTGTCCGTTACTCAACCGGCCACGTTCGTCATTTTTGACGTGCTGCAATATAACGGTAAAGACCTGCGGCGGCTGCCGCTAATGGAACGCAAAGAAATACTCGCGCAGATCCCGTTGACGTCCGCTAGCTTCGGCATTGTACCGTTTATCAATGGCGCTGGCGAAGCGTTATTTACGCAGATACAAGCGTGCGGCATGGAAGGCGTTGTCGGCAAGCGGAAAAATAGCGCGTATGAGACGGGCCGCCGATCGGATGCCTGGCGCAAGGTGATTAACTGGTCGTACGCGGACGTATTTATTACCGGCTACCGTAAAAAGGAGTTCGGATGGCTGGCGGGCATTTACGACAACGCAAAAATACGCCCAGCCGGTATAATCGAGCTAGGCGCGAATCCTACGCATAAAAAGGCGTTTTATAACGTTGTTAAGCCGTTAATTACCGGCGAGGACCGTAATTTTGTGTATGTTGAGCCGCGGATTCGTGCGCGCGTGAAAATGCGGAATTGGACGCGGTCAGGGATGCTGCGGAGTCCGGTGTTTACGGAGTTTATTGTTTAGGTCCAGACTGGCTTGTAACTATAAGCAGCAACTACAGAAATTCTGACCAAATTGTGTAATTTCCCAGGCTGACTTCCTCACCTCAACCCTTGTAGCTGCGCCGCTTGGTTGGGAAGAGTACATTACACGCAGGTCTCTTACTAACTGGTGTTCTTCAAGTGAGCGATAGAACAGATTATTATTAAAGCTACGATTGATATCTATATAAATTAGACCCAGTCTTACCAAGTTATCAATTGAAGCAGAATAACTTAAGTAATTATCTTTATTTAACCCAGGAAGAGGGAAGAAATTATGTACTATAGGTACGTGCCCTCCCTGACCATCAAGTACGTTGAGTACGATCGACCCGCAACCTATACTATTCCTGTTGTTCGATAGAAAATGTAAAGTTCTTGCGTCTAAGGGAGATAATTGCTTAATGACTTCAACAAAGGAAGGATGCGCGACTTCTATATGGCCCTTATTCATGGAAGCCGCGATTAATTTTGCGAACATTTTTCTCAATTCCTCGTGTTCAATGTAATACTTTGCTGCCTCAAGTGCTGGGCCTGCGATGTTCAATTCAGGCTCAATCACATCACACGAGGGAACCTTAGCCAACTCTTTTTCAATATTTTCTTTGAAAATCTTTATCTCGGTTTCCTTTTTTTATTTTAGCTTTAAGGAGAGGAGAGAACACTAAATAGAAAAGGTTCCCAAAGCCTTCTCCAATTTGCTTTGCTGTGGGCTCTAATGACGCTTGAGTTATTTCCGCTGGAACCTTTATGCTCTTGCTTAAATCATCGAGAAAATTTGACATTCTAAATCCACTCCCTGTCAACTCGCATATTTAAACGTACAACTCACGCGAAGATAACGCTTGTCCCCGATCTTGACGCTATTCTCCGTTATTTCTTCGATTCTCCCGGCGCCAATCAACTCGCCACCTACGAAAACAACGATAGGCGACCGATCCAATTTCGCGGTGTAGAGGTGGATATCGGAGGATAACGTCTTCATAAAACGACTCATTTCGTTTCACCTCGCGCTTTTTCACGTTCTTAACCGAAATTTTACCATACTCCGCAAAAATTGTCCGTATTTTAAGACCGCTAATCGTTAAGTAATTAGCGGTCCTTGGTTTACTCTATTAACTTGTTTAGCGGGCTTGCTTTTACGTGGTCTGCCTTAAGATCCTCATCTGCCAGTGCTACGTATCGCTTAGTCATTGTAATATCCACATGACCGAGGGTTTTTTGAAGACTAAAGGCAGAGGCACCGCCGCGTATAAATTCAAGCGCGAAAGCGTGTCGTAGGGCGTAAGGTGTGATGTGAACGCCAACTTTTTTACTGTGACGTTCAAGACGATCACCCCATGTATGACGATTTAATTTATTTCCTGACTCTGTACTGAATACAGGGACTTTATTTGCCCATGATCGTGGACGCATCCTTATAAATCGCTTCAACGCATCTACTGTAACAGGGGATATGTTTAATGTACGTGAAACTCGTGTCTTTGCTGCGCCATCTGGTATTCGTAACCATCCAGAAATTAGATTAAAGTCGTTAGGTCGTAGTGCAAGTGCCTCTGAAGGCCGTATACCAGTATCCAAAGTCAGAAGAATTAACGTATAATCTCGCAT